TCTTTTTCATTATCAATCTCTTCGAATATCGTTCCGTATCCAGGATGCACTGAAAGAAATTCTTGTAATACAGGATTTGTTTTTGGAACAAACAACATACCATCTTCAAATACAACTGGCACAATGATAGCATTATCATCTTGCTGATCTTCAAATGGAGAGCCTTGATTTGATGAATAACGTAGAGCACGGTTCCGTGTTCCGTCAAAGTATAGTAATGGTTTTCTACGTGAGTTACGTGAATTCAAGATAAAGACGATTGGCGCCTTATTACCTTTTAATCGATAAGTCTTGTCCTTAAGGACTTGTGTGTTTTTCATTTTAATTTTAATTTAAGTTATAATAAAAAAAAGGGTTTGGGGCCACCAGTGTGGCCCCCTTCCCTTTAGTTTTCATTCTTATTTGAATAAGAAGAAGTTGTTTGCACCTAGAGTACAAAGAGCTCTCTCTGACAAGAAGTGAACTTCCATAGCGTCTAAATCGCTGTTAGAAGCACCACCAGCAGAACCAACGACCCAAGATTTCATCTTGCGATCTTCAGTTTCAGAAGCTCGGTAACGTACGTGCAAGAATGGACGCTTGGCGTTTTTACCAAGGATTTGGTCGTAAACAGTAGTAGATCCAGCAGGAACCAATACACCGTCAACAGCACCACCTACAATACCACCACGCATAGTAGCGTCGTTCAAGTATTTCCAGTCAGACTTGTAGAAGTCATATCCTCTACGGAAACCAGAGAAACCAAGGTTTAGAGCCATGTCACGATCGTTATCAAACAAACCGAAAGATGTACCATCGGCAGCGGTTTGAGCAGAACCGTTTTGTGAAGCCAACATGTTGTCGATCTCGAAAGACAATCCACGGTTTACGAAAAGAACATTCTCTTCGATAGCACCTTGCTTGTCTAGACGAGTAACAAGAGCGTCGACGTCGTCAATAGTATCCAAAGAACCAGTAGCAGTGTTACCACCGTTTTCGATAGCGTAGAAAAGACCTTCAGATCCTTTTAATCCTTCTCCAAGAGCACCGTCTGCTTTTACAGCAGGTACAGCCTCGATCATAGCAGTCTCAAGGTAGTCCTCGAAACGTAGACGAGTTTCGTGCTCAGACTTCAAGTACCAAAGGTAACCAGAAGCACCGTTCTCAGTAGTCACTTCTACCCATCCGATTTGAGCCATGTCAGAACCAGATACTGCATACTTGTCTTTGATGATGATAGGGTTGTTAGACTTGTCGTCAGCAGGAGCTTCAAGAGCGCCCTCCATTCCGACAGATCCTTTTTTGAATTCAGAACCATAAACGAATACAGATACTGAAGTACCGTCATTATCAGGAGTCCCTGTGTCGATAGCATTAAAAGCAGCAACACCGTCAGACTCATAAACCTTAGCAGTAACCTTACTGCTTGTTACAGCAGTAACGATAGCCTTGTTAGAAGCAGTGTTATTGTCATCAGAAACCATGATAGTTTGCCCTACTCTAATTACAGAGTTAGCGATGTCAATCTCAATTGTACCATCACCATCAGAAACGTTTGCGGTCAATTTTTGACCAGTATACTTGATGTGAAGGCGTCCTTGCTCAGACCATTTAATAAGGTCAGAGTTGCAAGGCATTTCAGCTCCAACCATTCTAAGGAAAGAGCTAACAGATCTATTGCCATAACGCTCGAATTCTTTTTCGTAAGTGTCAGGCAAATATTGATTTAAGAAATCAAAATTAGTAATATAGGCACCAGGTAGTGTAACCTGGCTTGGAGCTGGAGTCAAACTCACACTCCCACCTAATGGGGAATTAAAAGCCATAATTTTTGTTTTTTAATGTTTAACTATTTTTTTCTAATTTTCAGTCCACGACCGCTAGAAGACTCTACAGCTCTAACTTTAAACCCTTGATTTGTAGACATCTGTTGAGGTGTTGAACGAACATCCATATCGATATTCTTTGATTTTTTAGTAACATCCCCTACAGCATCTGACTTACCCTTCTCGTAAAAGTAAGCGGCAAGTTTATCTGGGTTAAGAGCAGCGCTCAAAGCCTTGTGGTAACCAACATGATCCGATATCATTCCATTCTCATCTATATATTTAGATATGAAATTGTTTACATCAGATTGAATCTTCTTGATCTCTGATGCGTCACCAGGTGCAAAAACCATCTTCTGATCTCCGACTACGAACTCAAAACCTTTGAATTCATCGTTAAACAGATCGTTAGTTTTCTTGGTGAAGTACTCAGATCTTTTCTGATTCTCTTCTTGGATACTTTGCGATTGTGATATATATTCCTTGTAGGCGTTATAAGTCTCTAACTCATCTTCATTGACAGGAACGCTAGCCGACTCGACTGGAACCTTGTACGTCTCTTTTAATTCGTTAAAATACTTCTTTGCCTTAGCAAGTTCTCTTTTCTTTGCGATATTCTTCTGCTTAACCTCAGACTCATCATCCAAATCTTCATCATAAGAAAATTTTTCACTCATCAGGTACTCAATATCCTCTGAGTCCAAATCGTCTTCTGTGGCGGCATAATAATCTCGCAACAACTGGTCTGGGTTCATTTTGTCGTAATCAGCCTGAAGCTTCATAAAATCATCAATACCACGGCCAGTTTCTTTCTTATACTTTAAGAAAGCAGAGACATCTTCAGGTAATTCAGCATCACGCTCCCTTTGAGCGAAAAGATCATCAACAGAATTTATCTCTTTATTGTATCTATCTCTAATAAATGAAAGAACGTCTTCTTCTCCAAATTTAGGAGTACTTTGTTCTACAGCCTGCTCTTCAACAGCTTCTGTAGCATTATCGACCACTTCGGTCTGATTCTCTTCATGCTGCTCAAGTAATTGCTCTTCAACTTCTTGAACAGATTTTTGTCCAGGTCCTGAGACCTCTTTTACCTTTAATTCCATATTTGATTTAATTTATGGCGCAAAATTACGCATTAATAATATTTCTTTTTTTAACGAGGTTCAAACTCAGATAGATCAAATCCATCAAGTGTATCCTCATTAGACTCAAAGTTTATAGGAGGCAAATCCTTTTTTCTTTGCTCAATCAATCTCGATTGCTGAGTGTTTTGCTTGCTTATTCTTTCAGCCTTAGACTTCTCCTTGTCGTCCTCTCTAGACTTTATAATTTCAGCTTCAGCTCCTCTGAGCTGCATATTCATCTCAAATTCAAGCTGCATCAACTCTCTCTTAAGCTCTGCCTCACCTCTAAGTTTCTCTAAAGAGAACCCAGCCTCAGCCTGAGCGATCTGCATCTTTGATTGCGTCTCCATCTGAATTTTCTGAGCCGCCATTTGAGCTGCCATCTGCTGTGATTGCATCTGACCTTGTTGCTGCATTTGAGACTTCTGCATTTCGTATTGCTGACGTGCTTTTTCTTTTTTCTTGCGTTTAACTTTAAGCAATTGATTAGCAAGCTTTACGTTTCTAACCTCACGGATATCAATAGCATCATCTAAATCAATAGCATCTCTAGAGAGTGCAATCTGTATGTTTTGCTCAAGCTGTTGTTTCTGTTCGTCATCAGGAGCAAGCTCTATAAATATACCAAAGTCATATATATGTAGATCCTTTATGTCATTCAATAGATTAACATTATACTTGCCTATCTGCATAACAAACTCATCCTTGTAAGGATAATACTCTAATACATCAGATATTCTACAGGATAATGCAACAGCGAGATCTCTAGTGATATCAAGAACACCATCTAATATATGTCTTGTAGCTGTATTGCTATTAAGAGCCGCCAACTTCTGTAAACCTACCAGTGAGTTTGGATCTGGCATAGACCCATCACGAGCCTCATTAAGTCCTGTAACATCACGAAGCATTTGTAGGTAATGATTGTAACTACCTATAAGGCTAGATATTTTAGCCTGACCTGAGTTCTTAGATAGCTCTTGAATAGGTACACGTGCGTTATTGAATTCACCGTCTTGAGTGAAACTTCTACCTACAACAGAACCAGTTTGGAAATAAAGCTTAAGTGCGTCCTCTGGACTATATGTAGAGCCATTACCAAGGTCAACTTCGTTAAGACCGTCAGCATCGATAAATACACCATCTGGAACTACCTTTTGAATCACCTGTTGTAGTTTAAGGTGAGTCATCTGTATTAAGTCCGCAAAAGGAACCATTCGTCTTAATAACGACTCTATGTTGCCCTTGTACATTCTTGGAGCGCAGGCTATGTAATTCGGCATAGCATTCTGAGACGCAGACTTTGGGCGAATCATATTTTTAGCCAAATCCCATTTAAGAACGATATTCGTGCCCATAACCATAACGCCCTCGTACCACACTTCGATCTTCTTCTCAATCTTTTCAAACCCTCTTTCTTCCATCATATCTTGAGGAGGGTTGAACTCATCGTCCTTCTCTATAACCTTATCATTCTTTCTTTTATAGACCATCTTCTTGGTGGTCTTATAATTGAAATAAAGAAGTGTTACGCTATCATTATTAAATATTGAGTTGTCGTAATATTGAGTTGAATGGAAGTATGTGTGCCAATCTTGGCTATATTTTGATATCTTCTCTAAATCTTCATTGGATATTGATGGATCTATTTTAACCACCTCTGTAATAGGAACTGTCTTAACCTCTCCCCAGTAAAAACAATCTGCGAAGTTTGGATCTTCTGTATAGCTGTATACCACATTTGCTGGGTCAACATACTTAGCAACAATACCAGCTCCAGGAAGAAATTCATGCTTAACAACTCCGAGACCAAGTGTAGTAATGTCGTAAAGTACCCTTTTTCTGGTATCCTCATATTTATTTTCTGATAGTATAGTGTTAATTGCAGCTTCCTCAGCTAATTCTATAGATGCCTTATAGTTCAATTGCATATGAAGCTGAAGCTCTTCATCGCTCTCTGGAAGTTCATCTTCAGGTGTATTAAATGCATCTATTCCAAAGTCATTTTTTATTTGAGACAACAGATCTTTAGAGACCATATCAGCCTCAATGTTGTCTTGATAGGAGTTTCTCTTCTCAGCAGACATAGCATCCTGAGCATAGGCCTTCACGTCAAACATCCTGTCTGACATACCGTTAACAACAATATCAATAAACTTAGGTAATATAGGTACAGGTGTCCAATCCAAGTTCATGTAAGAAAGATCACCATCCACGGATAATTCATTCTTATATTTAGCGACAGACTGTTCAGCCCTTGCATATAGCCTCAGCTTATGGAAAGAATCCCATTGATTATAAAATTTAGACCCACCATTGTCACGTTTAAACCACTCATACTGAATAGCCTGACCTATCTGTAGGCCAAACTCTTTGGTATTTTTTCTTGAGTCAGGTACGTATTGACTTGGGAATGAAGATGGGTTTACAGATATTTTTATCTCTTTCATCTAATTATTTCGCTAAATCTTCCTTTGATATTATATCTCGCAAAGTTAATGCTTATTTTTGATTCTTTTTTTATCTCCTGATAATCATGCTTCTGGTTAGCCATAATAGCTAAACCAGAACTTATTGACGCATCAAACTTAGTCCTGTTGTTTATATCGAACCTCGCCCAGTCTGAAAGTGTTCTAGAAAAATACATAGAACCCATCTCATCAGAAGACCTATAAACACCCTCAGTATCAATTCCTACATATTTTTCTATATATGTTTCTATACACGACGCATGTGCTTGTTTTACAGCTTCAGAAGAGTTAGGTATACCTCCAAGCTCTTTTTCTGTCTTAGAGAGATCCCTTGATGGCTTGTCTGGTCTATTTAATGAATACTTCCTGTACCCTCTATTCTTGAAGTGATACAGTAGCCTAGGTTTGTTATTCTCAGCAAGGACAGGCATGCCATAAAATACACAGGCCATAAGTACATCTTCAAAGAATATCTCTGCGGTCTGAGGTCTTGATACATATTCTAAGAAAAATTGATTCACAGGAGCATCATCCATATGAAACTTAGTTAGACCGTGAAGAGCGCCGTTAGAGCCTCCGCCGCCTACCGTTCCAGATATGTCATAAGAGTCACAACCAAAAGATCCAATGTGCTCATTTCCAGGGAACTTCATGCCATTTCTAATCTCAACCCTATTTTGTAATTTCTGACTCGGTATCCAAGACACCAAAAACCTACCCCTATCGTCAGGAACCCAGACGACTTCAGTGTCTTGCTTGCCATCCTTCCAATGAAACGATCCCCTTACAAGAACACGATCCCTGATAAGGTTGTCGTTATAATCCATCTGCTGATATATTTTAGTCAGATTAAATATGGATGACTTGCTCTCGTCTCTAAAGGCATGCGACTCAGTCCTTGGAAACTGTCTATAAAA